ACTGTTGCGGTTTTAGAATTTACAAAATCTGTGTCTGGTACGGGTGTTGTAACATTTGATATATTGCCATCAATAACAACCGAAGTTGCTATCGTGGTAGTTACTTTAATTCTATTGTTGTTACTAAACGAATCAATTACATATGTTGTTGGTGTTATTCCAGAATTATCTGACACCAATATAGTATCGCCAGGATTGAAGTATGATGATAGGTCGCGACCCAATAATACGGGGTCATTGCCAATTAAAATAAATTCATCTGTATCGTAATCAATATTAACTATATCAAAAACAACTTCACCTATTTCATCATATGTACCAAACTCTCTTACTGGGGATAAACCAGCAATATCAGAAAGGTATACTCGGATGTCATCGTGTCCAAATAATGCCAAGCGTGCTAAAGAGCGAGTAGAATTGGTTGGCACTGTAGTGGATAAAATAAAATCTGTTACCGATGTGGCAGTTGTAACAAAACGCTCCGCGTACAATGATGTAGCGTAGTCGTATTCCACATCAGTCGCGAACACAGGATTATCACCTATTTCAATGAACGGATTTATTGATTGGTGTGGAGATGGTAAGCTATCATTTATACCCAACAACATCCAATGCGAACCATAGTCTTGCCATTCATCGCCGTTGATTGTATTAATTGGGCTGATGGTGACTATGTTTGGAATACCCGCCGAAAGATTACCAGTTGAATCTGGACGAGAAGTAAATGTTACATATGTTCTATATGGGAATCCTGTTGGTGATGCTTTATACTCTGAATAGTCTACAAAATATGCTTCTTTGGTTGCTGTTGTTACAAACACACCCTTACCTTCAGAGAAGTAGTCTGTCATATCACCATATCTGTCGTCAAATATGATAGTAGTATTGGGTGTTGAAGTATTAGCTTCAAATTCCTTATCAGCTTCTGCACGATAAGCCCAATTGTAACTTGTGTATGTCCATTCATTTAATTCCAGGTCCCAATCGTATTCTATGATCGGTTGTGCTGCACGCTGTGAATTGGTGAAGTTTATGACATCATTTTTATGTAACCATTTGTTTTCAACTGTCCATTGTTCAAGTGCATCAACTCTTGGACGCGTATCACAGTCTTCATTGAAGTCCCAAAAAGTGGTACCATCAACCCTGTCAAGAATTAAACTAAAGTTATTCCATACAACAACCCAATCATCAACAGAGCTAAATTGATATAAGATATTATTTAATGTGTCGTACCAAAGTTCTTCGTGTACACCAACACCAAACGGTGGTGGGGTTGGGTTGCTTATTCTATCCAATAAGTTAGTGTAATCTGAAATACCGTCTGGAATTGGATCGCCTGCCGCATTTTCATCGTCACCCCATAGGAATGGTTCTGCTGGGTTTTCTGCTGGGTTATCGTCCCACAATGTAGTATCCCAACCACCAGTTTCACCACATTGACATGCTTTATCAGCTTCAAATAGTGATAGTTGTTCTTCTAATGATAATTCACCACCAAGTGAATTTCTAAAGAAGAATATAAACCCTTCAATGAATAGTGTCGTATAATCACCAGACACAATAGTATCGTTTGGTAAAATTACAATCTTGTCAAATCTACGCAATGCAACATGGGCAGCGGTAGCGGGAGTTTCATTTGTGATAGTCAAATCTACAAATAGTTTAGTTGCATTTACCGAACCATCATAAGTGGGAGCACCATTTATTTGGTATGTTTGGTCATTACTTGTAGAATCTTCAATATCTATAAAGTCGCCAAATTTAATGTCATCTGTTGCGTCACCCTGAACCGTTATTACATCGGGTGATGTTGAAAAATTTGTTATTGGGTATGTTGGTAACGATGAAGGATCATCTATTTCCAAAATATCTTCTATTTCAAAAGTAGAACCAAATTGTTGTATTACGCCTTCCCAGAAATTAAGGCGGGCAGTGGCGGTAGAACAAGTATTTCTAACAGTAATATATTGTGGTAATGTGTTATTTTCATCAACCCAATAATAATCACGATAGTTTACTATCTTATTGATATCAATAGGTGGAACCCAGTTGAATTTTTGTGTCTTACCCCATTCACCAAAATCATCCATGTCAACACCAAGACGTTCAAGTTCACCCTGAATGTCTTTCCACGATGCCATATGTTCTATGGAACCGATTTTATTATATGGTATTGGTTGTAATTGGAATGCTTGTCTATGAACCGTACTTTCTTGTATTTGTCTTGAGCGCAGAGCAGAGGAATTGCCACGACCAATATAACCCGAAACCTTTTCGATTTCTTGTTTAGTTAGGTAACGATTAAATATGACCGAAGCGGTTCTGGTAGTAAATCTACCAGATCCATTCTTGGTTTAGTATAATCTGTTTTATTCTCTGCCACTACTTGTTTCTCCAATAGTTCCAAGTATTTATGATAGGAACATTACAGCGAAAAGGGCTACTGGCGGATGTTTTCAGCTGTGAACGAATCTATTATTTCTATGCTGCTTGTTGTAATGTCAGTAGCAAATAATTCATTTTCACGCGATTGCACCTGGAATAAATCACCAAACTGGTTTGTATTGAAGGTTGGTACCAATACAACAGAGTTAATCTCAGGCCCTAAATTGTTGTGGATAGATGCTGATAGTTCCGTAAAGTAAAATGTTTCACCAAAACCCCAATCATTAATATCAAAAAATGTTCGGATCGTTTCCACGATCTTAACCTTCACTTCATTGTCTGTAAGGTTATTTACGGTAGGTCGGATTACTTTAAACTTAGCTTGTAATTCTGGGATTGCCTTATCACCAAACAATATCTTAATTGAACCCGATTGCAATATTACAGTATCGGATATCATTCGACTTTCTAACAATTGATTATAAGCCGTTCGAAGGTCTAATGGTGTTGGTTCTGTAGGTTTAGTATCCGTCTTATTTTCAAGCCATCGCTGCAAACCCTGATAGTATCCACGCGTAACAATGAATGTATCTATAATGTTGGATGGAGCAGGGTCTACTAAGTGAAGGCGTGGTGTTGTATAGAACCATGCAAAATTCAATGGGAACCTTCCTTCTTCGCGTTTATAAAGGTCGGGGTCGCCAGCGATCCATGTATTTTTAACAATATTAGATTCTTGTACTGGTACCCATGCTTCAGTTATAATAGCACGACTAAAGTAAACGAATTGTTTAGCAAATACTACAACATTAACACCCGCTGGGTTGGTGTTGAGGGTTATTGACACCCGAATACTTCCATCGTCACCAGCGTCGGTACTTTCCTGAAAAGTGTTGCCTGTAGTTCCAATAGACCACTCAGTACCGTCTACCAACACTGTTAAACTTTGCGCTGCCGTATTTTCCATATAATACATATTTGGTATATTATTGTAATCAAATACTACGGATGTTGAGTTGTGTGCAGCAAATGTTTGATTTGCTGATAGTAAAGTTATTTGTGTTTCTAAGTTTGGAGTTCCATCATTGTCGGTGTCGGCTGCAATTACGTTTAATTTATTGTCATCTGGCAGACCAGCATTTGGAAGGTTTTGTTCTACAAGTTCCTGTGCCAATACACTATAATTCTGATTTTCGGTGAATATCTTTGTGCCAGAACCATTTGAATTAGCAGCCAATATGGTTACGGTGTCGTCATTTGAATTCAATGTATTGAAGTTAATAACGGACGATGTTGTGTTTGTATGTCTAAATTTTGTGGATTGTGACTGCGCCGACATACGCTTAGTTCTCCAATTTACAGACCAACCAGACAACACACTGGCGCTGAACTGTGCTTCAATGCGAATCATGAATACATCAGATAATATGGTGTTTGGACCAACTGTCCATTCTCCACCACCATTTGCGGCTGCGAAATAAAGATCCACTATTGGACTGGAACTGGTTGCTGCATTATTAAGTGCAGATGTAATAGCAGCAGTTTCTGTGTTATTAAATTTGCATCGTAATGTAGATATTGGCTGACCTGCACGCAAAAATTCTTCTAACATGACATTATAAAAATCAGCACTACATAATAATGGTTCTACGAGATTTGTTATAACTTCGTCTGGATTCAATGCCACCGCAGAGGTTGCAAGTCCGCCAGCAATTGGCTCGTTTTCAACCCAAAATAACGCGAGGTCTTCACCAAAGATCTTAACATCTTCATAATATTCCTTGGGGTCGTGCCATGCAATATATTTTGAATCGCCAGCAAACGTTCTGTTAACAGAACGAAGTTTAAGGATGGATGGGTCTTTTAACATGAACGAATTATAATCGCGACCATTAACCATTCTATCTTGTGTATAATATACAGACGGGGCAACCCTTCTGATGTGTTCAATGTCTTCAGATTCAGAACTGTTCTGTAGGGAATTAATCAACGAGAAAGTGAACGTAAGTGTTTGAACTGTATTTGTTAAATCCAAATATGTGAAACTGGCTATATTATCAACAACTGAAGATTTTTGAATTGTTACATTACTATTCGCAGATGTTCTAATCCACAAATCAAAAGAACCGGATGGAATATCTGAAAATTCACCATCACCAAATACAAGTTTAATTTGGTCATTGTCTAACGTTTCAATTTCATATTTTTGTCTATTAGAATCTGTATTGAATATTATATTTTGACCACTTGCCAAATCAACATCAAACCATTCACCATATCTGGTAGCACCATCAGTTAAGTGTGGGAGTATTTCTTCAAATGGGTCAGTTGTTATAATTTCCCTTGTATTGGAGTCAACGTTATTCATCCATACATCGGTTTCATTAATATTATTAATTTCAATGTCTGTGGTTTGGTTTGGTGTAACGCCATCATATTGCTGTTCTTTAAATTCTAATGTGCCTTGTTTGGTGAAACAGAAGAAGCCCGTAGTATCCGAACCATCACCGAGTCCATCTGTGCCGTACAATAACGTAAACCTTGCATTTCGTTCGGGGCGTTTTTCTATTGGGGAATCTTGTGTGAGTTCTACAGGTACCAATTCCATAGGGAATGACTGTCCTGATGATGTAGAAGAAAAACTGAAGGCAGTAACACCGTTAGATTTTAGTGATTCGTTGTTCCATGAATACAATTCAAATAATACATCTTCTATCTGGACTCTTTCATTTGGACCAACACTACCAAATTCTTGCGATAATACGCGGTTCATAACCAATAAGAATTGTTCTTTCCAATCTTGATTATTTAGATCATTCCAAACGATCTTTCTATTGGATAGATTTCTACCCTGCGAATCAATTATTTGTTCGGTGGATTGTACCGATGTTATCTTAACTAAGCCACGGGCTGCTATATTTCGGGACGCTTTGTAGGAAATTAGCTTGGCAAGTCTAAGGATGGATTCTTTTCGTTCTGCCGTTGTTATGAAATTTTCATGAGCGTTTAAATCTAAACGATACGCAAGCAATTCACCAACATAGGCAAATATTTCAAGTATAGCAATAAATTCTGAAGATTCAATATAGTCATTAAAGTCTTCAGGAAAATATAATTTTACGTAGTCTAATAGGCTTTCTTTGATTGTGTTGAAGTCGAACGAATTGAAGTTTACTTGCGTAAATGCTTCATGTACAACTTCCCACGATTCTGCTCTTGATATTTGATTTGCCATTTTAATCCTCGAATTGGATGTTTAAATTAAAGTTGTCCACGGTATCCAATTCAACGTAAAGTAACTTCGCTATGACAAAAAGTGAATTTCTGTCATAGTCTGGACTCACTGTCAATTGTAGTATTTCAACCCTTGGGTCGTAATCAAATACACCCTTTATTGAATCACGTACTTCGTCAATAGTATCTTCGTCAAGTGGTTCAAATACTATTTCTGGTATAATAGTTCCAAAATTTGGCATCATTATACGCGTACCGCGTTGGGTATATATATGATTTAATAAATCCATCTTGACTAATTCTACATCACGCAGGGATAATGATTTGGTGCTTTGAAACTCAAATGTTGAATATCCTTTGTAAATATCTTGTCGTGGCATACTATTTCCCTTATTATATGATATTTATCCTATATGTAATATGGGATTTATCGGTGCCAATTGGCGTTTCTTTTATGCACTGGTTCATCCCTTGCGGTATTAGAATCGTGTGTTATATCAGCATACAAAAATTCTGCTTCATGGGAGTTATCCACATCCAAATCCGCCTTATCCATCTTGGTATTGGTTCTACCCCATGGTTCGTGTTCTGGAACACGACTTGTCCAATATGCTTCTTTTGTTTCAGTGCCATCTAAGCCAACACCACCAGAGCCAGATGCGCCTGAAGCACCAGATGCGCCTGAAGCGGGTGCTGCTGGTGGTCCATTTAAGTGGACTTGTGCGCCAGTCAATAATACATTACCACCTGCCAATAGGCTTGCAGTAGACCCACCTTGACCAATAAATGCGCCGCCAGCTTTACCTGAGAAGTCCGCCGCTGCTTCCATTACAAAACCTGCTCCAGATTTCATATCAGTTGCACCACCAGACTCAGATAATATACTACTACCAGCTTTCATGTCTATATTAGAGGTGGCTTCTGTTATTAAATCGCCCCCAGCTTTCATATCTGTGTCTGCTCCCGATTCTGTTATTAAATCAGCGGCAGCCTTCATATCAATATCAATAGCCGCTTCTATACTAAAACTACCCAATACTTCAACGTTCGTGTCCAGTGCAGTATAAATGTTGAATACATCGTCTGTATGTAGATTTAATGTGCCGACGGATTTAATGTGCATTTCTTCTTTTGAATGTAGGCGGATTTCAGTTTCAGATTCTAAGTGTATGCCTTCTTTTGCCTTTACACGAAACGCTGCTTCTGTAGTAAAGTTGATATCTTTTTCTGCATGGAATGATAAGTTTCTTTCGGCGTAGATATCCATGTTTCCATTTTCATCCATTTCTATCCAACACTTACCACTTGCAGTACTTACATATATTCGTTCATTGGTATCATCTAATATTATTTGATGTCCATGTGTTGATCGAAATCGAATACGACAATTTTCTGAATTATCTGACATAGACATAGCATGGAATCCTGGTGTTGACCATGAATACATTTGCGGGTCATATAACACACCATCTGTATTATCAGAGGTGGCTTCTGACTCTACCCTACTTGGCCGATAGCCCTGCGTGTTCAAATAATCATCCGTATCGTTACTTTCCGCAACGTCATCAGCAAGTTCGGTAATACTACATTCTTTGTTACCAATGAACTTACTATTGATGCCAGCGAATCCTACATCAGCTGCCCTTGTTCTAAATTCAAAATTCAGTCTTGGATCGGCGACAGGGGTAGTGTCATCTATTGGTATTTTTGAAGCATCCGAGCTTCTTGTAAATGACTGTGTCTGACTATCATATAATGGTTGTATTTTATCTTCAGTAGAAGAAAACGGTCCTTCTGGTTTGTTTGTCGTCTTGTAACTATATCTACCGTGTGGTGTTGTATGTGTCAAGAATTGATCGTGTACACATCCCATCCAAACTCTAAATCTTGGGTCGCCATCAACACAAGCTACAATTACACTGGTTCCAACTTTGGGTACGTTAAACATTCCATATGCTAAATGACCTGCGGTGACATCATCAGCTCTTCCGCGTGATGGTGTAGTGGCTGTACCACCCAGGGGTGATACGTAAGTAGCCCA